ACGATCACACCGCTACGCACCAATACCAACATTTCTACGGCAACGACCACTACGATTGTGCCGTCGCCGTCTGCGTCTACGCAGCGTAACGTTAAGCTAATTAGCATTACCAACAACAACGCCACAACCTCATGCCAAGTCACGGTGCAGCATTTCGACGGCACCAATTCAGTTGACTTGATGGGGGTTACGCTTAAGGCTGGCGAAAATCTAATATGTGACGATAACGGTAATTGGCACCACCACGACGCGCAAGGTGCCGAGTTTGCGGCAATGGCTACGCCGCCGCTGATATTCAACAACAGCAGTTCGACCGTATCTGCTGGCTATGCGACTGACACATTGTTGGCAGGTTCTTCTATCCTGCTACCGTCAGGCGTTAACATTGCAGGTATTCAGTACGAAGTCGTCTTTGACATGGTGAAGACGGCAGCAGGTACAGCTACTCCGATTGTCAACATTCGTTTTGGCACGGCTGGCACAGTATCAGATGCGTCTATATGCACGATGACGTTTGGCGCTGGCACTGCTGCGGTAGACACCGGAAAGTTCACACTGGTTGGCACATTGCGCTCTGCGGGTTCCGGGACAACTGCGGTCATGGCGGGGTCAACCATGATTAACCATGCGCTTGCGGCAACGGGTTTGACTAACACGGGTGCATCAGGCACGGGTCAGATAACAACTATCGGTGGCGGTTTTAACTCCACAGTTGCTAACTCATATCTGTCGGTTAGCTTCAACGGCGGCGCATCGTTCTCCGGTACGAACAACTACGTTCAAGCCCGTCTGTTTAACTACAGAGGTTAAGCAATGGCAGCAGAAGGCTGGTTCGACACCGAACTAGTCGTTGCCGACTGGTTTCCGGTCGATATCAAGGCGTGGTTTGATTCCACGCTGGTTTCCAATGCTACGGCAGCCCACGCCACTACTGGTAGCCTGACCGGCCCCGGATCGACGGTAGCAGGCTCTGCGGCGCATTTTTACCTGCACGCCACCACAGGAGGCATAACTGGATCCGGTTCGGCCGTTGCAGGCACTGCGGCGCATCAGTCGCTGCATACCACAACGGGCGCACTGCCGGGGCAAACGGCAACCGTAGCAGGGTCAGCCAACAGGTTTAGGACATTTGCTACTAGCGGAGCGCTGCCAGGGCAAAACGGCACGGTTGTTGGGGCGGCAGACCATCAGGCTTTGATTGTCCCGCACACATCCACAGGTGCGGTAACAGGGGCTGGATCAACCGTTTCCGGCGCATCTAACCGCATTCGTGCTTTTGCTACGTCGGGGGCAATTACCGGCCCAGGCGCGGCAATTGTTGGCTCCGCAGACCGACAAGCGGCGGTTATCCCACATTTAACATCTGGCATCATTGTCGGCGCGGGCGCATCGCTTTCTGGGTCTGCTAACCGGTATCGTGCATTTGACGCTACAGGGGACGTTTACGGCCCCGGCTCGGAAATTGCGGGGTTTGGCGACCGGGAGCATGTTTTTGATGCAACAGGTGATTTGCAGGGTCAAGAAGCGCTTGTTAGCGGCTCTACGGATCACATTTTGCTGTACCCGTACCCCGCTGATGTGCGGGCGGGCGTACAATACGGCCCAAACGGTATGTACGTCGGCACCTTGACCATTGGCGTGGGTGAGACAATAATTCGTTTGCGATCTATCACAGAAAGGTTCTGACATGGCAATCAACCTCAAAGCAATTACCTCTGTAATGGGGTATCAGCAGATTACGAGCCTGAACTCGGCCACAAAACTAACGGTGCCTCAAAAAGACTTGGCCGGGCTGGCTGGCACGCCCCGTATCGCAATTATAACGGCTGAAGCCCAGGCAGTGCGCTGGCGTGACGATGGCGTGGCGCCTACATCAAGTGTAGGTATGCCTCTGGCTTCCGGTGTTACCTTGCAGTATGACGGCGATCTCTCCCAGATTCAGTTCATCGAGCAGACCGGCGGCGCCAAGCTGAACGTCACTTACTACTCTTGAGGTCGATATGGACATCTTCAACGAAAACACTTCTGTCGATCCAGTTGAGTATATTACCAAGCAATTGCCCAAGGATTTGGTGCAACTGCTAAAAGTGCGTGACGAGCTGTCAAAGCGTCAGGGCGCGCTGGGTGCGGTTGAAAACGCTGTTGCTGACCGCGCCAAGGCCAAGGCCGAGCTGGAATCTGCCAAGGACAACGCTGCGGTCATCCGCGCGGAAGCGAAGAAGGCGGCAGACGAGCTGAAGGCTGACGCCAGTGCAGACGCGGCAAAGGCCAAGCAGGACGCGGCACAGGCCGCTGCTGCTGTGGCAGAAGCCAAGAAGCAGCTCGCAGAGCTAAACGCCCGCGAGAAGTCGCTGGCAGCCCGCGAAGCCGCCCAAGCCAAGGCGCAAGCCGAAACCGAACAGCAGCGCGCCAGTCTGGCCGCGCAGGTCGCAGCACACGAAGCCCGCGTTAAAGCCTTCCAAGACAAAGTTGCTGCATTGAGCGCATAAGGATTAGATATGGCTGTCAACCTTTCCCCCGTGGGCGGCGTTGCGGCCCAGTTTTTCGATAACAGCGGCAACCCGCTGACCGGCGGCAAACTCTACACCTACACGGCTGGCACTACAACGCCTGCGGCTACCTACACTTCGTCAAATGGCGCAACGGCGTGGACGAACCCCATTGTATTGGATGCTGCTGGCCGCGTGCCATCGGGCGGTGAGATTTGGTTGACAGACGGCATTAACTACAAGTTCATCCTCAAAGACGCCAACGATGTCACGATTGCCACATACGACAACATCAGTGGCATAAGCAGTGCAACCACGGCTGCGGGTTTACCTTTTACGGGCTTTCTGGGCCAAAATGGTACTGTTCAAGACCTTGCTGACGACGATGGGTCGGACTGGATTGGATATCAACCACCCGGCACCACTTCAACCGCTCGATCCGCGCAGAGCAAGATGCGCGACGTTTTGTCCGTAAAAGATTTTGGCGCTTTGGGTGATGGTACTGGATCAACACCTATCGATACGGGCGATGATATTTCAAATGCGTCTTGGAATACTTGGAACAACACACCGTTCAAAGACGATCCATCTTGGTCGCCGTTTTATGCGAATCCTTCTGGCACTTTTCAACCACCCCGAGTAAAACCTTTTGCGAATGACGACACTTGGGATTACATTGGTTGTAATTTGGCGTTGTGGTATGCAGGTGCAAACGCAAAAAGTACCTATTTTCCAGCCGGCGCTTACGTAATGAATGCTGTTAGCAGCACTCCCAAAGGCGCGTATCAAGGTCTTTTGATTATGAAAGGCCAAGAGCAAACGATTTATGGCGAAGGTCCGTATGAATCGTTTATTACGTGGAAAGAAGATGCAACGTATTTCAATACAAACAACGTTGGATCGGTTGGTTATTACAAACTGTTTGAGTTGTACCGAACTGGTGGACCGCCGACCAATATCTACAACATGGGATTCAGCGGACCGGGCAACTATTCAGTAACCGCGCAAAACATCACGTTAATTAATTGCGAAAACATTAACGGTGTGACTTTCCGCGACCTGTGGTTGACAACTGGATGGTACGGAATTTCGTCAACCACCAATGGTGGCGATTCGCACATCAAAGGTTGCACATCCGAATTTTTGTTTGGCGTGACCGTGTACACCGATGCCACCAGCGATTTTACAATCGACTTTGTGAATTTTTGGGCATCGGCAATTGTGGTTGGTCAAAAAGGCATTGTGGCCGGTGGGCGCGTTGCGGTTACAAACAGCCGATTTGTTGAGTTTTTTGGCGAATCAATCGTGGCTGCAAGCGGTGTTATTTCAAACAACCTTTTTGCTTGTAGGACGGCTGGTAGCGCTGTTATCTTAACGTCAAATGGCGTGATTTCTGGAAACCAGTTTACTGGTGGAAGTGGTGGGCCAATGGTGGCCGTTGTCAGTAATGTATCCATCACGGGTAATTACTTTAAACAAGACGCGGAACATAGTTGCATTGACTTTGGGAATGGGAATGCCGGAAGTGCCACTTATGTAAGCATTGTTGGAAACACTTTTATCAAGACCGATGGTACGGTTGCGGATTACAACAACGCAATTTTGGCCCCTGTAAATAACGTGAATTATTACGGGGCAATGACGCGCACCGTATTGATTGCCAACAACACATTCCAAGGACGAGCCGCCACCATGATTGGTGACGCAAACCTAATCAACAATATTTTCAGCAGCGTTGATGGAATTGTGAACACGCGTGGTGACATTCAAGGCAACCAAATTGCATCTGGTAGTAGTTCAGCAGCATCGTTCACTATCACCGTATCATCGGGAATGATTGACCAGGGTAATGGTTCCGCAAGAGCGCAACAGCGAGTCACGCTTTTGAATGTGATCGTGTATGGCACCGATTTGGAATTGCGGGGCGTGGCAATTTATTCAAATCGTTTCAACGGAAACGCGTTGTTATTGGGTACTTTGGGTAGCCAAGCGGTAAACGGCACCATTACGTTTGGCTCAAGTGGTGCAAACCCGACTATTGCAATTACCAACACGACAGGCAATGCGGCAAATTATGTCGTAACAGAAATTCCTCTCACTTAAGGAAAACAAATGGCAGACACCAAAATATCCGCGTTAACCGCAGCGACTACCCCGCTTGCGGGAACCGAGGTATTGCCGATTGTTCAAAGCGGCGTAACCAAGCAAGTCAGCGTCGCCGATTCAACCGCAGGTCGTGCAGTTAGCGCGGCCTCACTGACGCTCACCACAACACCGTTGGCTGCGACTAGCGGCGGCACTGGACAATCGTCTTATGCAATTGGTGATCTGCTATATGCCAGCACCACCACGGCGTTGTCTAAATTGGCTGATGTAGCCACCGGCAGCGCTTTGATTTCGGGTGGAGTGGGGGTTGCTCCTTCTTGGGGAAAAATTGGTCTTACAACGCATGTTTCAGGCACGTTGCCAATTGCAAATGGTGGCACAAACAGCACTGCTACGCCAACCAACGGTGGTGTGATTTACGGCACAGGAACGGCTTACGCTGTAACAGCAGCGGGAACATCCGGTCAACTATTGCAATCGGCTGGTGCAGCGGCTCCAACTTGGACAAGCGCAATCAACGATGTAAGCATCGGTCAAACCACAAGGGCTGCTGGAAACTTCACTGCGGTTTTGGCGGGGACTGCCACCAACACTTTTTCGGGCACTTTGGTTTCTTCTGGCGATTTTGAACAAGGCGCAAAACGTTGGGGTTATCGCGGCGCGAACGGAACCAGCGCGGGTACAACTGGCACATACACAATCACCATGTCGGGGTTCCCAGGACAAGGTTCAGGCGGAACGAATGAGGCCATTACTAATTATTGGGTGACTGTTCACTCTACCACTAGCGGCCATTTTGTGCAGGGTGTTGCTTTATATACGAACAATTACAACGGTGATGCAGTATTGCTGGCAACCGTGGGAACGAACAATATTGGCGGTAGCATTACTTTTGGCGTAAGCGGTTCAAGCCCAACCGCGACCATTACAAATTCCAGCGGCGGCACTCCCGCTTATTACTGGTTCACAATTGGAATGTGATAATTTGAAATGTTATTCTATGCCGAGCGCTTTGTAGAAAAATGAAACATCATATTGACACTAAGACAATCCGGCGTAAGCTAAACCCTGTACCGGCCCAGTAGACCGGGGTTCCACTGGAACATGAAATGACTGAAGAAACTCAAAACTTAGCGGAAGTTGAAACCGCGTCAACCCCCGAGGTGACGGCCACCCCGGATCAGGTACAAAACGCGCCGGAAGTAGCTGAACAAGCGGCCGAGCAACAGGCTGAGGAGAAGAAATTCACCCAGGCTGAAATCGACGCGATGATCAGCAAGCGCCTTGCAAGAGAGCAACGCAAATGGGAACGAGAGCAGAAGCTGAAGATGGCAACATCTGCGCTGCCCGCTACGCCCCCAACGCAAGAGCAGTTTGAGTCGCCGGAAGCCTACGCAGACGCGCTGGCTGAACGGAAGGCTCAGGAACTGGTCGCGCGGCGGGAAGCAGAGCGCCAGCAAGCTGAAGTTCTTGAAGGCTACCACGAGCGCGAAGAGAAGGCCCGAGACAAGTACGAAGACTTCGAACAGGTCGCGTACAACCCTCGTCTTCCGATTACGCAAGTGATGGCCGAAACGATCCAAGCGTCCGACATTGGCCCCGAGATGGCTTACTATCTTGGTTCCAATCCGAAGGAGGCCGACCGTATTGCCAGATTGTCGCCGTTCTTGCAAGCAAAAGAGATTGGGAGAATCGAAGCCAAATTGGCCGAAAATCCTCCCGTAAAAAAATCGTCGAGCGCCCCAACGCCGATTTCGCCTGTCACCCCTCGGGGCGGCAACGCAAGGGTTCTGGACACCACCGATCCGCGCTCCATCAAGGAGATGTCAACATCGGAGTGGATAGAAGCCGAGCGCCAACGGCAGATTCGGAAATGGGAATCTCAACACAAACTCCGCTAAGAAGTTAAGACTTCAAAGTCGGGAAAGTTCTCAGAAAGGCATCTTTTTCTAACTGTAAACCTATGAATGCCGGTAGCCTTACTTGCTTCTACGAAAGAGCGATATACAACCCCAAAAACTCGGCAAGCCGTGTTTCGGTGATGTTCTTCGCTCCGCTTCGCCTTAGACTCCGCGCTGTGTGCGGCTCTGGGGAAGTAAGGCCGTTTGCGGCCCTTCAACGCGGCGCTTTGCTTTGCTCTGGTTTCTTCGGAAGTAACTTTTCCGAGGCGAGCCTGACGAATCTTTTCCCGCGTTTCAGGAGTGCGAATGTATCTACCGTTTTCGCTCAACTGGTCGGCATGTTCGGCCAAGTGTTCGTGGCGAGTAAGACACTCAAGGTTTTCCACTCGGTTGTCGGTTTTGTCTCCGTTAATGTGGTGGACTTGCTTTTTGGGGTCAAACGATTCCATCCAACATGCCGCAACAACTCGGTGCATAAGCCGTTGGCGACCCAAACACAGATAGCCCATATTGTGTTTGGTGGGTGTATAGGGAAGATGATTTCTGAGAACTTTCCCACAGCGCGAGACTGCGTAAATGTGGTCAAAAAATCGGTACTCGATTCCGTCTACAATTATGCTGATCATGCTGTACTCTCCGGAGTGATTTAGGAATCTTAATTCTAACTTAAATTTGAAAGGAATGCAAAGTGGCGAACAGTATCTTAACAATTGACATGATCACGAGGAAGGCTCTTGAAATCTTAGAGAACAACCTTGTAATCACCCGCAATGTAAACCGTCAGTATGACGACAGCTTTGCTGTCGAAGGTGCAAAGATTGGTTCTACCCTCCGTATCCGTCTGCCCGACCGCGCTCTGGTCACTGACGGCGCGGCCCTGCAAGTGCAGAGCGACAACGAGCAGTACACGACCCTGACTGTTGCTTCCCAGAAGCACATCGGCGTGAACTTCACGTCTGCCGAATTGACCTTGCAATTGGACGACTTTGCAGAACGTGTGCTGAAGCCTCGTATCAGCCAACTGGCCTCCAGCATTGACGCTGATGTGGCCAACAGCTACAAGTCCATTGGCAACTCGGTCGGCACCCCCGGCACCACGCCCGCCACTTCGCTCGTCCTGCTGCAAGCCCAGCAGAAGCTGAACGAAAACGCGGCTGTGATGAGTCCGCGCTACGCGACGGTTAACCCCGCCGCCAACGCTGGCCTGGTGGAAGGCATGAAAGGTCTGTTCAACCCGACGGACACGATCAGCCGCCAGTTCAAGAACGGCATGATGGGCGTAGGCGTGCTTGGTTTCGATGAAATCAACATGTCTCAGTCAATCAAGCAGTTCACGGTTGGCTCTCGCACGGCCACGGGCGGCACGACTTCCGCTGCGGTAAGCACGGAAGGCGCGACCTCTATCGCCATCACCGGCGCTGGCGCCAACGCCACCGTCAAGACTGGCGATGTTTTCACCGTAGCGGACTGCTACGCTGTGAACCCGCAGACCCGCGAGTCCACCGGCTCCCTGTTCCAGTTTGTCGTGACGGCTGATGTCACGCTGAGCGGCGCGGGTGCTGGCACGCTGACCGTTGCGCCGATCTACTCGGCCTCCAACGCTCTGGCGACCGTGGACAGCCTGCCGGGTAACAGCAAGGCTGTGGTGTTCGTGGGCGCTGCGTCTACTCAGTATCCGCAGAACCTCGTGTATCACAAAGATGCGATTACCTTCGCCACTGCCGACCTGATGATGCCGCAAGGCGTCGATATGGCCTCGCGTCAGGTGCATAACGGTATCTCGATGCGTATCGTGCGCCAGTACGATATCAACAACGACCGTATGCCTTGCCGTATCGATGTGCTGTACGGCTACAGCGTGATTCGTCCTCAAATGGGCGTCCGCCTCTGGGGCTAATCGGTATAGGGGGGCTTCGGCCCCTCATTTAAACTCTTTTAAAAGGAAATCATCATGGCACTTTCTAATGGTACTGGTGGCTATCAGCTTGGCGATGGCAATCTTGGCGAAGCCGTTATGGGCTATTCCTCGGCTCCTGTAACTGCAACCGACACGGCGACTTTGACCGCCGCGCAGGTGCTGAACGGGATCATTCTGGCAACTCCGACCGCTGCGGCCAGCTACACGCTGCCCACGGTCGCGCTGCTTGAAGCCGCGCTGCCCAGCGCGAACGTCGGCAACACTATTGACTTCGTGATCATAAACTTGGCTAGCAACTCTTCGTATGACATCACGCTTGTCGCGGGTACTGGCTGGACTATCACCACCGGCGGCGCAGTTGTTGTGCAAGAGCTGTCTTCTGCTCAGTTCCGTGGCCGTAAGACCGGCGACGGCACCTGGCAGTTGTACCGCATAGCCTAACTCACAGGGGGGTTTCGGCCCCCCGTTTTTAAAAGGACACAGTATGGCTAACACTAAACCTGTTGGCGTTGCGTATTCTGACCCGGAACTCGTTTCGGGAACCACGATTACCGGCGCTGCAATAAGCGGAGGCACGGTAGCTAGCGCTACCATAACTGGCTCCACGTTGACTACTGCAACCGTGTCGGGGACGTTTACGTCAACGGCAACTACTGGCCCCGTGATTGCTAACGCGACTGCTGGGTTGTATTTTTTGACTACCGCGATTACCGCCAACACCACCACTACCACCGCGCCTAACGGCTCTATCGGAACCACGTCTAACGCGACTGGTGCCGGTAAGCTGTTTGTGTCGGATGGTACGAAATGGCAGTTTGCTGTTGTAGCATGACCCACAGGGGGCTTCGGCCCCCTACTTAAATCATGGCAGTCATATACTTACGACACCCCACGCACGGCGCAAAAGTGGCTATTTCCGAGATGGAAGCCGAGTATGATATACAGAATGGCTGGGAAGAGTTTGACCCAACCAACTTTGAACCGCCGGTAGTCAACGAATTGCAGCCGCGTCGTCGCGGTCGTCGTCCTAGAGAGGCTACAGAATGACCACTTCTGCCACTGCTGGTGAACTCATCAAAGGTTCGTTGCGCCTGATCGGTGTGCTGGCCGAGGGCGAAGAGCCGTCCGCCGCCACGATGCAAGACTCTATCATGGCGATGAACCAGATGATTCAGTCCTGGGATACTGAACGGCTGGCGGTGTATAGCACGCAGGATCAAGTGTTCACTTGGCCTGCCTATGAAATGACGCGCACAATCGGCCCGACTGGCGATTTTGTTGGCAACCGTCCGATAGAAATTGATGACGCTACGTATTTCAAAGACCCGTCATCTGGGCTGTCGTTTGGCGTCAAGTTGATCAACCAGCAGCAGTATGACGGCATTGCGTTCAAGACTGTCACGTCAACGTACCCTCAAGTGCTGTGGGTAAACAACTCTTTTCCCGATATGACGATGACCATTTACCCAGTGCCTATCAAGGCGCTGGAGTGGCACATCATTTCTGTCGAAACGCTGGCTGAAGTTGCCAGCGTTGCCACGGACATCTATTTCCCGCCCGGTTACTTGCGTGCTTTCCGTTACAACCTGGCGATGGAACTGGCGCCGGAGTTTGGCGTTGAGCCGTCGCCGCAAGTGCAGCGTATTGCGATGACCAGCAAGCGCAACCTCAAGCGCGTCAACAATCCGGGCGACCTGATGGCTATACCGTACCCGATAGTTGCAACCAGACAACGTTATAATATATACGCCAACAATTTCTAATGAAAACGCCGATCCTTGGCTCGACATATGTGGCCCGCAGCGTCAACGCTGCGGACGCGCGCATGGTTAACCTTTTTGCCGAAGTGCTGCAAGAAGGCAAGGAAGCCGCTTACCTTCAGCGGTGTCCTGGGCTGCTCAACCTTGCCACTGTTGGCAATGGGCCAATCCGGGGGCTGTGGGCGTTTTCCAACGACGTTAACCATGCGTTTGTTGTGTCGGGCAACAGCCTATACAAAATTGACACCAGTTACAGCGCCACGCTGCTTGGCACGGTTGCAGGAACCGGGCCGGTCAGCATGTCTGACAACGGTATTCAGTTGTTTATCGCGGCTAACCCTAACGGCTACATCTACAATAACAACACCAGTGTTTTTTCGCCCATTACTGATCCCGACTTTCCGGGTGCAGTGACCGTAGGCTATCTGGATGGCTACTTTGTTTTCAACGAGCCGAACAGCCAAAAAATCTGGATTACGCAATTGCTCGACGGCACGAGCGTAGACCCGCTTGATTTTGCCAGCGCCGAGGGTAGCCCGGACGGCGTGGTGGGGCTTATTGTTGACCATCGAGAAGTATGGGTTTACGGCACCAACAGCGTCGAGGTCTGGTATGACACCGGCGCGTCCGACTTCCCGCTTCAGCGCATTCAAGGCGCGTTTAACGAGATAGGTTGCGCGGCGCCCTACTCTATCGCCAAGATGGACAACGGGCTGTTCTGGCTGGGCGCGGACGCCAGAGGTCAGGGTATGGTTTACCGCGCCAATGGCTACACCGGCCAGCGCATCAGCACGCACGCGGTGGAGTGGCACATCCAGCAGTATGGCAACCTGTCCGACGCGCTGGCATACACTTACCAGCAGGACGGCCATAGCTTCTATGTGCTGATCTTCCCCAGCGCCAACACGACATGGGTTTACGATGTCGCCACGCAAACCTGGCATGAGCGGGCTGGGTGGAGCAACGGCGCGTTTACCCGCCACCGCAGCAACTGTCAAATGGCGTTTAACAACAAAGTCATTGTTGGCGACTACGAAAACGGCAACATCTACGCTTTTGACCTGGACACCTACGCCGACAACGGCCAGATACAAAAATGGCTGCGGACGTGGCGAGCGCTGCCGCCGGGGCAGAACAATCTGAAGCGCACCGCGCAGCACGCGATGCAGATCGATCTGGAATCCGGCGTTGGCTTAAATCTGGGCCAAGGCAGCGACCCGGAAGTCATGCTGCGCTGGTCGGACGATGGCGGTCACACTTGGTCTAACGAGCATTGGGCTAAAGCGGGCAAAATCGGTGAGTTCTATCGCCGCGTGTGGTTCCGCAGGCTCGGTATGACGCTTAAGCTGCGCGACCGGGTGTATGAGTTGTCTATGACCGACCCGGTAAAAACGGCTGTCATGGGCGCTGAACTGCTGATCAGCCCGACCAATGCCTAGCCCATCCGCCAGCCCCACGCCGATCACGCCGCCCCGTGTGCCGTTTATTGACGCGCGCACAGGGCTGATTGATCGTGCATGGTATATGTTCTTTTTGAGTTTGTATCGAACGGCTGCGTCGGTTGACGACGGCAATCTTGGCCCCAGTTCTGAGTCGCTGATTGCGTCTTATGACCAGATGCTGCGAAATCTGGAACAGACTGTTGGGCTGATACCGTCAAGTGAAACGGGCGAACTACAGCAGCAAATTGATACGCTGCGTCAAGCGGTAGAAATTCAACGCCAGCCCGACCTTGGCAGTCTTGCTGCGCTGCAACAGGACAACGTGCCATGGCTGACGTTTAACGTTGCGCCTTCCCCAGTTCCGACTGCTGTCGGAAGCATGTATTGGGACGGCGGCACGACAATGGGTGTGCAAGCTACGACCAGCGTGCTTATCCGTGTGGGTGAATCGGAGTATGTTTACGCAAAGGCATCGTCGGCCATCACCAAGGGGCAGCTCTGCTACCACACCGGCGCGGTGGGGGCGTCGGGTGTAATCACCGTCGCGCCCTCGCCGCTTGCGCTATCTGACCCCAATCAAATTGTTGGCGTGGCTGCTGAGACAATTGCGCTAAACGGTTTTGGTCTGATTCAGATTAGCGGCACTTTGCGCGGATTTAACACCACTGGCAGTGCTGTTGGTGAAACGTGGGCTGACGGCGACCCGCTGTACTACAATCCTGCCTATGTCGGCAGTTTTACCAAAAACAAACCTGTAGCGCCAAACCAAAAGACTTACATTGGCGAGGTCACTAACGCCGGGGCGGGAAGTTCTGGTTCCATTCACGTTCGTATTGTTCCCGGTTCTGTGCTGGGCGGCACTGACAGCAATGTGCAGTTCGGCACGCTTGCCAACGGCGACCTGATCCAGTATGACTCAGCGCTGGGGTACTGGAAAAACGTCACTGCGGCGTCTGTAATCGCCGGTTCGGGCGGCGCTCCGGCAACCAAGACCGCCAACTTTTCGGTAGCCGCGAATGAAACTTGGCTGATCAACAACAAGTCTGGCTCGTCTTGCACTGTCACACTGCCGACGGCTTCCAGCTATACTGGACGGGTATTGTACTTTCAGAACTACCAGGCTCAGACGCTGGTGTCAGCGTCCAGTAACGTCGTGCCGCTGGCCGGTGGGGCGGCGACCACGGCCATTCTTGAAGCCGTGGCGGGGGCAAACGCCACCTTGGTTTCTGACGGCACAAATTGGATAATGACGCAATACGACTCGAACAACGCTTTGCAATTGGAGTAGACCATGACTGTCTCAGTAAAAGTCCTCGTTCCAGCTAAAACTGTTGAGAACAGCCAGACCACACAGTACACCTCTACTGGTGTTACGACCATTATTGACAAGTTTACGGCAACGAATTACGGTGCAACGGCGGCGACTATCAGCGTCAATCTGGTCACGGTGTCCGGTTCTGCTGGCGACCAGAACTTGATCACCAAGACCAAGACGCTTCAGCCTGCCGAGGTTTACACGTTTCCCGAACTGGTTGGGCAAGTGCTGGGGTCAGGCGACTTTATAAGCACCATTGCGGGCACCGCGTCGTCTATCAATATGCGGGTTAGCGGGCGTGA